TTCCCGAGGCTCCGATCGTGCCATTTGCGGCGGTCGTGCCAGCATCGCCATATCTCGAAGCCAATCTCATCGGCACATCGACGCGTGTCAAAGTCAATCTTGTTGTCACTGTCGGCGTCGCAATGTACTCAAATGCCGCTGCACTCGACAACATCGAGCAGCTAGTGCTCAGCATTCTGGCGGTTATTCCGTCAGGTTACACAGTCGGCTCTGTGTCTAATCCAATGCCAATCTCAATCGGAGCGTCCGACATTCTCGCGTGCGAGATTGAAATATCCACTCAATACACTCAAACAAACTAGGAGACAAGCTATGCCAACGACCGTCATCACCGGACGCGATCTAGTATTGACGATCGCGACTGTCAACTACGATGCACAAGCAACATCAGTCATTCTTTCAAATGAGCACACCATCGAGACATATCAGACACTCGATGGCCGCGCTTACAAAGCCATTGATGATCAGTGGACACTCGACATCGAAATGCTCGCAGATTGGGGCGCAGCTTCATCACTGTGCGAATCACTCTGGACTGCCTGCGAATCTGCACCAAATACGACTTTGGCAGCGTCATTGACAGCTGCAAGTGGAGCCGTCTTTGCGTGCAATGTCTTGCCAGTGTTCCCATCAGTCGGCGGTGCAGCACCAGACGCTCAGACTGTGTCACTATCATTCACTGTTGTCGGTACACCTACCGAGACTTTTAGCTAAGAAGGAGATCGGGAGCATGAAAACAAATATCACAATCGAATACACATCGGGCGAGGTTGCCACTTATGTGGCAGCTCCGCCTGAGTGGTGCAAATGGGAAAACAAGACAGGCCACACCATCACGCAAGCGGCAGACAAGATTGGGATCTCTGATCTACTTTTCTTGGCGTATCACGCTATGAAGAGAGAAGCCGCTGGCAAGGCCGTCAAGCCTTATGAAGCATGGATCGAGACAGTCTCGGACATTACGACTGAGGCGGCAGACAACCCAAAAGCTACGCCGCTGGAAGCCTAAATCGCACAATCGTGGAGCTGGCGATTGCCACGCAAATCCCGATGAGTGAATGGCAGACAGCGGAGCAGATCATGACAGCGATCGAGATTCTGGAGAAGAAACATGGCCAAGGCAGGTAAAGGCACACTCGCTATCACTGTCGAGCCCGTTGAGTTCCGCAATTTGATTCGATTGCTAGGATCATTGCCTGCCGAATCTCAGCAAGAGATCCGCGATCGAGCTCTTCCGCTGTCACAAAGATTTGCCGGACAATTGCTTCAATTTGCCAATGCGTCTCGCACGCCAGTGGCTAAGAAGGTCGCTGAATCACTTGCTCCAAAGCGTGATCGATTGATTCGCGTCGATGTCGGTGGCCCAAAGAAGGTCGGCCGAAAATATGGCGGCGAAAAGCGCAAGGGCGGCACAGTCGTCAAGCAAGGTCAAGCCCCAGCTGGTGCATTGCTTTGGGGATCTGAATATGGATCACATCGAGGCGAAGATCGTCGAGGTCGTGCGTACACCGACAGATTCAAGGCTCCCTACAATAAAAGCGGATACTGGATCAATCCTGCAATGGATTACTACTTGCCAATTATTGCTCGCGAATACGCGCAGATGGTTCAAGATGTTGTTAAGAAGGCAGGGATGGACTGATGGCAATTCCAAAGGTCAAGATAACTTTTGACGCTGATCTCGCTGGTCTAAGAAAAGGCGTCAATGGCGCATCAAGTGAAGTCGAAGGCTTTGGCAGCAAGGTCGCCAAGTTCGGCAAAATGGCAGGCGCGGCATTTGCTGCAGCTGGCGTCGCTGCCGCTGCCTACGCTGGCAAATTGCTCGTCGATGGCGTCAAGTCTGCGATCGCTGATGAAGCTGCACAGGCCAAACTAGCTACCACTTTGGAGAATGTAACTGGCGCAACCAATGCTCAGATCGCAGCTGTGGAATCACAAATTACCAAGACATCCTTGCTGACTGGTCTGACTGATGATGAATTGCGTCCAAGCTTTGAGCGATTTGTGCGTGCTACAAAGGACGCAGATCAAGCTCTCAAATTGCAGGCCGTTGCCATCGATGTCGCCGCTGGATCCGGTAAGTCTCTCGAAGCTGTAACAAATGCCATGAGCAAGGCGGCCGAAGGCAATGCAGGATCGCTGGCCAAGTTAGGCGTCGGACTTACTGCCGCGCAGCTCAAGACAATGTCAATGGAAGAAATCACGGCTCAACTTGCTGCCACATTCGGCGGTCAAGCATCAGAGCAGGCAGACACATTTCAAGGCAAGATGCAGCGGCTCCAAGTCGCATTTGATGAAGGCAAAGAGACTGTCGGATCTTTCGTGCTCGATGCCATCACACCGATGGTCTCAGGCTTTGTCAATACAGTCATCCCAGCTGTGCAGCAATTGGCTGAGGAGCTAGGGCCAAAGCTCACGCCAATCTTCATCGCTTTGCGAGATTACATTCAGAATTCTGTGATTCCTACATTCACAGCCATTTGGTCTTTCCTGACTGAATATGTCATTCCAGCCATCGGCAGTGTGCTCACGCCAATCATCGATGGCCTGCGATCAGCATTTGAGAAGGTGACAGCAAAGATTGCTGAGAATGAATCAAAGCTCAAGCCACTCAAAGCTTTGCTCGAAGTCATTGCCAAAGTCATCCGTGATGTAGTCGCTCCGGTAATTGGCACGATTCTCGGCAGGGCATTTGACACACTTGGCACTGCCATCAGCTTTGTCATCGGTCTATTCTCCAACCTTGTCAATGTCGTCAATAGCGCATTCAATGCGATCCGAAATATCGTCAATTTCATCAAGAATAATCCAGTCACTCAGGCAGTCGGTGGCGCGATCGACAATATCTTTGGCGGCGGTCGAGCCAATGGTGGCCCAGTGAATGCTGGCACAAGCTATGTCGTAGGCGAGCGCGGTCCAGAATTATTCGTGCCAAATACATCAGGCAAGATCATTCCGAATGGCATCTCAGGCGGTGGATCGACCATCAATCTGACAGTCAATGGCGCAATCGATGCCGAAGGTACAGCTCGCACCATCATCGATGTGCTCAATCGATCCTCATCACGCGGCACTCTAGGCGCGGGGCAATTCAGCTACTCATGAGCATATTCAATCCAGAGTGGCGTGTAACTATTGGGAGCACGATATACACCAATGTGACGCTTTCAGGCCTGTCAATCACATCAGGCCGCACCGACATTTATTCTCAGCCCGTTGCCGGATATTGCTCACTGACTGTCATCAATCTTGACAATTCAGTATTTGATTTTCAAGTCAATCAAGGCATGACGCTTCAGCTCAAAGATTCGACTGGCACATATCGCACCATGTTCGGCGGCAACCTCACAGACATCACGCTTGAGGTCGTATCAGCTGGCGGTGCAGGCATGGCCACAGCTGCATCGCTGACGGCTCTGGGAGCTTTGTCGAGATTGCCAAAGGCATTGACTGAAGGCGTACTGCACAAGGATCTTGATGGCGTCCAGATCGCTGTGATACTCGAAGATTTGCTGGTCAATAACTGGCTCGAAGTGCCAGCGGCATTGACATGGGCAACCTATCCAGCGACGACAACTTGGCTGACGGCAGAAAATACCGGACTCGGCGAGATCGATGATGGAATCTATGAGCTCGAAGCTCGCACAGCTGATGTCACTGATGTCTATTCGCTTGCATCGGCTTTGGCCGTCTCAGGCTTTGGCTATCTGTACGAATCATCCGATGGCCTGATCAATTATGCCGGAGCCACTCATCGACAGGATTATTTGGCCAATAATGGCTACACCACAATTTCAGCAAATCAAGGGCTCGCAGCTGGGATTCGCACAGTTACTCAGTCGGGCGATGTGCGGAATGTGGTGGCTCTGAAATGGAGAGCTGGCACAAAGGATGTCGAGGATCTGGATTCGATTGCTCTATTTGGCAAGCTAGGCCAATCGATCACCACGACTTTGCACAATTCGGTCGATGCTCAATCGCAGGCCGAAAGATACTTGGCTTTGAGATCCTATCCAAGAGCCAAATTTGAGTCGATCACATTCCCAATTACATCGCCAGAAATTACCAATGAGCAGCGCGATGCGCTTTTGGGCATATTCATGGGGATGCCGATCAGCCTGACTGATCTGCCGCTGAATATATCTGGCGGTCAATTTCAAGGCTTTGTCGAAGGCTTTACATGGAGCGTCTCGCTTAATTCAATCCTTTTGACAATTAACATGTCTCCAATCGAATTTTCACTCGTTGCGATAAACTGGGAGCAGGTCAATGCAGCGGAGCAATGGAACACTCTCAGCAATACACTCACATGGGAAAAGGCAACAGGAGCGGTGGCATAAATGGCAACAACAACAAACTTCGGATGGGAAACCCCTGACGATACGGATCTAGTCAAGGATGGCGCAGCGGCAATGCGTACTCTTGGCAACTCGATCGACACATCATTTGTCGATCTTAAAGGCGGCACATCTGGTCAAATCTTGTCCAAGGCGTCAAATACTGATCTCGATTACACATGGATTACCAACGACATTGGTGACATCACTGGGGTCACAGCTGGGACTGGTCTTACTGGCGGCGGTACATCTGGCGCGGTGAGCCTTGCCATCGATTCAACCGTCGCCACACTTACAGGCACTCAAACCCTGACAAATAAGACTTTAACTGCTCCAGTGATTGACATTGCATTTAATGCACAGACTGCCGCATATACTTTGGTCGCAGCTGACGCGTCAAAACTTGTCACGATAAGCGATACAGTTTCAAGAACAGTTACTGTGCCACCTTCAGTTTTCACAGCTGGTCAAATAATCAATGTGCAAAGAATTGGTACTGGCGCGGTGCCATTTGCCGCTGGTGTCGGTGTAACAATCACCTCAACAGGTGCAACCTCAGCCGCGCCAACACTTAGGGCTAGATATTCAGCCGCGTCAATTATTTGCACAGCTTCAAATGTCTTTACCGTAATTGGCGATATTGCATAATGAGCATTTTAGGAATTATCGCATCACAAAATTATCCAAGGGAATTTTCTTGCGAGTATTTGGTCATCGCTGGCGGCGGTGCCGGTGGTAGTTATTACGGCGGCGGCGGCGGCGGCGGCGGTTATAGAACATCAACTCTGACAGTAAATCCATCAACAAATTACGCTTTGACGATAGGTGCTGGTGGTACAGGAAACAGTACTCAGGACTCAGCGACAAGTGGATCCAATTCTATATTTTCTACAATTACATCAACCGGTGGTGGTAAAGGCGGCGGCTATCAACCCAGCGCTGGCGTTTATCGTGTAGGTACGGCAGGCGGTTCAGGTGGCGGCGGCGGTGGTGATAACGCGCCAAATAACGCAGGCGGCGCAGCTTCTCCATCTGGTCAAGGCAATGCAGGCGGTACAGGATACGGCCCAGCGAACGGTGGCGGTGGCGGCGGCGGTGCTAGTGCAGTAGGTACTACTGCAACATCTGGAACTAACGGAACAGGCGGCGCAGGTTCTGCATCATCTATTTCTGGCTCATCTGTAACCCGTTCAGGTGGTGGTGGTGGTTTTAGGACAGCAGCAGGCGGTTCAGGTGGTGGTGGTGCTGGTGCGCCAACTACGACAAGCAATGGTGTTGCAGGAACTGCAAATACTGGCGGTGGTGGTGGTGGCGGTTCAGCATCAAATGCAGGTGGCAATGGTGGTTCTGGGGTAATCATTCTAAAATATCCGGATACTTACACGGCAACATTTTCAGGTGGAGTTACACAATCCACCGCAGCACCATCAGGCGGATTCAAAGTTTCAACAATTACAGCGGCAGGCGGATCAGATACAGTGAGTTGGTCATAATGGCACACTATGCATATTTAGATGAAAACAATATTGTCACACAGGTGATTGTCGGTCGCGATGAAAACGATCTCATCGATGGCGTTACATCATGGGAAGAATATTATGGGGCAATTCGTACAAGCTATAACGGAAACATAAGATTCAATTTCGCTGGCGTAGGATATTCATACGATCCGATCGATGATGCTTTTATTCCACCGATGCCAGAGTGCGGTCACGATGAGTTAAAATTAAACGAACTCAAGCAATGGGAATGCTTCCATTCTTATGAGCCACAAAAAGGGGATGAGCTATGAGTTACCCAATCGGATCAGCTCCACATGCAATCGAGATCGCCAAAGGTGAGATTGGTTATATCGAGACACCGGAGAACATCACCAAATTTGGCGAGTTTACGAAGGCAAATGGTCTGCCATGGTGCGGATCATTCTGCAATTGGGTGCTCGCACAAGCTGGCGTCAAGAATCACTCAGTCGTGTCCACAGCTGTCGGTGCTCACAAATTCAAAGAGATTGGCCGCTGGCATGAAGTGCCTGCACTTGGCGATTTAGCATTCATGGACTTTCCACATGACGGCGTCGATCGCATCAGTCACATCGGCATCGTGGTCGGCATCGATGGCAAGACAATCACGACCATTGAAGGAAACACATCCGGCACAGGCGATCAACGCAATGGCGGAATGGTCATGGTTAAACAGCGCACAATCGGAAAAGAAGTTGTCGGCTTTGGTCGTCCGAAGTATGTGCCTTACAAGGGAGAATTTCCAAAGGTAGAAATGCCGTCACCAACAAAGGCAGAAAAGCCAAAGAAGGAGAAAAAATGGAGCAAGTAAAAGCAATGGCAGCAAGCTGGGCTCGGTCATTCATGGCCGCGTCGCTTGCACTTTACATGGCAGGCGAGACAGATCCAAAGACACTAGCAATGGCTGGCGCAGCTGCCGTCGCTCCGGTGATCTTGCGCTGGCTCAATCCAAAGGATCAGTCTTTCGGGTTATTGGGGAAGTGACTCGGAAGCTACTGTCGGCAGCTCTAGGGTTATCGCTTTCGCTAGGGCTGTCGGCATGTGGCTATCAAGGATGGACGCGGTATGAGTGCCAAGAATTCGACAACTGGCAAAAGCCTCAGTGCAATCCGCCGCAATGTAAGGCTCAGGGAACATGTACTGAAGACATATTTGGAGAGGATCCCAGTGGCTTCACATCAAAGAAGACTGACAAATGAGCAGCTTAAGGCTCGGCTCATCGTATTCATCGGGGTCTGCCTAGCACTGACATTTGCATTCTCTGTCGCTGGAATGCTGTACGCGCTGATCTTTGTGACTCAGCCGCTTGGCGATCAAGCTCCCAATGATCGAGCATTCATCGAGCTTCTTTCGACTCTAACGATCTTCTTGACTGGCGCACTTGGATCAGTTTTGGCATCAAATGGATTGAAAGACAAGCCAAAATCATCGGCAGACACGCCCAAAGACACGCAGGATTCTTGACCTTGTCAGAGTCTTGCTTCATGCTCTTACTTGGGAGCGAGCCTTGCCACGGGTCAGGCGAAATGCAGGGCTTGCTCCCCTAACAGAAACGGGAGCAAAATGACAACAGAACAAATCATCGGCTTTGCAGTATTGGCACAGCTGGCAATCTCCACACTTTTGTATTCAATGGGATACAGGGATGGCAAGTCGGTCGGATACCATCATGGCCGATCTGTCGGCATGGCAATGGGCAAGACAAAGGCGGTCAAATAGATGGCCGGATTCTTGGATGGATATGAGGATGTCGCAGCTCGCATCAAAAGACTGCACAGCACATTCCCGACAAATCGAGTGGAGACATCGATCGTCGATTTCAATGCACAGGCTGGCTATATTCTTATCGAGTGCCGAATCTTTCGTGAATATGAAGATGAAAAGCCATCAGCGATCGACTACGCATTCGGACGGGTCGAATCTTACAATCCGAGCATGAAGCGATGGTTTGTCGAAGATACAGTCACATCGGCAATCGGACGTTGTGCAGGGCTATTGCTCGGATCAGAGACAAGGCCGACAAAGCAAAACATGGAGCAAGTCGAGACTCTGCCAAAAGCCTTTGTGGACAAGATTGAAGATGATCCATGGAGCAAGCCATTCTCAGAGGATGGATTTGCCACAGCTGCGAGCACCATCGAGGAGATCGCTTCACAGCTTGGCGGTGAGCTTATAGCAGAAGCTCCACAGTGTAAACATGGGCATCGCCTACTCAAAGAAGGCACAAGCCCAAAAACAGGCAAGCCATATCGCGGACATGTCTGCATCGAGAAGGCCAAGGCCAATCAATGTCCGGCGATTTGGTACACACTCGGAGCAGACGGCAAATGGAAGGTGCAAAACTGATGGCTGACATGGAAATGATCAAGATTGCCACTGGCGAGCGCACACGATTCATGGCTGATGGCTCAATGACCAAAGATCAAGTCGATCCACCAAAGATCGAATGGTGCGATCGATGCGAAACATTCAAGCGATTCGATGGCGGTCGATATGACACAGTTATGGGATCACCTGAGCTGTGGTACTGCGAGCTCTGCAAGTGAAGATGAAAGTCTCGTACGATGAGATGCTTAAATCGCTATATGTGGCAATTGAAAGAATCAAGGCCATTGATGGCCGTCCAGATCATTCATCGAGGTACGACAAAAGTCTGTCATTTCATGAATATGTCTGCCAGATAGCAGAATCAATCTGTGCAGAGATGGTGGTCGCTCGATACTTTGGCAATGACAAATTTGAGCCGACTATCAACACATTCAAGACACAAGCTGATGTCGGATCAAGACTTGAAGTTAAGTGGACGAAATACGACTCAGGCGCATTGATCATCAGTGAGAGCGATCGCAATACTGACATCGCTGTGCTGGTCACAGGCAGATCGCCAGTCTATGAAATCAAGGGATGGATACCGGTATCGATCGCCAAAGATCAACGCTGGAAGAGACGCGAAAAGCCATCATTTTGG